CGGCAGTACGTCGGTCCTGGGGACGAAACCATCAGCCTGCAGGGCCTGATCGCCGCCGAGCTGACCCACGACATCCAGACGCTGGATGTGCTGCGCACCCTGGCCGATGAGGGGCGGCCGCAGTCGCTGGTGGAGGGTACCGGGTTGGTCTATGGTTCCTACGTCATCGACAGCCTGTCAGAGACGCGCAAAGAGCTTTTCGACGACGGCACGCCGCGCTTGATCGAGTTCCAGTTGCAGCTGACCCGCACGGATGATGAACCCACCGAGGTGGTGCAGTGACCGGCCGCTATCCCATCCCGCTGTGGAAGGTGGTGCTGGACGGCCGCGACCTGACCGAGCGCATTGCCCCACGGCTGCTGGAGTTGACCCTGACCGAGAGCCGGGGCGATGAGGCCGACCAGCTTGACCTGCGCATCAGTGACCACGACGGCGCGCTTGCTCTGCCCAAGCGGGGCGTAAGCCTCACCCTGGCCATGGGCTGGGTGGACAGCGGCATGGTCAACAAAGGCACGTTCGTGGTGGACGATGTGGAACACAGTGGCGCGCCGGACGTCATCACCGTGCGTGCCCGCAGCGCTGACCTGACCGGGGCCATCCGCTCCCGCCGCGAGCGCAGCTGGCACGACACCACGCTGGGCGCAGTGCTTTCCACCATTGCCGGCGATCACGCCCTGAAATCCGCCATCGCACCTGCGCTGTCAGGGCTGGCCGTCCCGCATCTCGATCAGGCCAACGAGAGCGACATCAACCTTCTGACCCGGCTGGCCAAGCGCTTCGACGCGGTGGCCACGGTGAAGGCCGGCACTCTGATCTTCGCGCCCATCGGCAGCGGCACCACGCCCAGCGGCATCGAGCTGCCAAGCGCGCAGATCACCCGTCAGTCAGGTGACCAGCACCGCTACGCGGTGTCCGACCGCGAAAAGTACACAGGCGTGCGCGCGTACTGGGGCAACCGTGGGGACGCCCGTCGCGTGGGTGTGCTGGTGGGCACGGCGGACAACGAGAAGAAGATGCAGGCCACCTATGCCACCGAGGCCGAGGCGCGCCAGCATGCTCAGGCCGAGTTCCAACGCCTCGACCGTGGCACCGCCTCGCTCTCCTACACCCTGGCACTTGGCCGCGCCGATCTTTACCCGGAGCAGTCCATCACTGTCAGCGGGTTTAAACCTGAGATCGACGGTACCGACTGGCTGGTGAGTAAGGCCACGCACACCATCTCAGGGTCGGCTGGGTTCACCACGTCGCTGGAACTTGAGCGCGGCGGATAGCGCCGTACGCTTCGCCCTTCGCGCCTTCCAGCCCCTGGCAATGATCCTTCGTGCTGCCGGTGCATAGCGCGCTACAAGACCACAGCCGAACAGCACGCCAGCCTGCGCGAGTGGCCCAATGCCAGAGGGCGTGACGCCGGAGAATGCCGACGTTGAGTCCCATATCGCGATGGCCAGCAACGCGGTGGACAGCGGAGTGCCACTCCTGCGGCGACGGCGACCGTCGCGGACGATGCGCCGCATCGCTTCAGTGTGCGGGCATCGCATCTGCACATCGCCTGTAAACACTTGACCCACGACCGCGTTGTCAAACACGGTATGGCCACTGCACACGCACGTGGCCACACTCTCCTTCGCACCGCTACAGCAACTCATAGTCCATCACACCCTGACGCGCCACCTCGACGCTCTTGCGCGCGGGTTAACGGCCTGAATAGATAAAGGACTTAGGCTATTTCGCAGTCCTGCGCGCGGGCTTTGGAGCCTTGACTGTGATCTTCTGATTGCGCAGATCCACGTCACCGCTGATCTGCTGGCCGATGCTGGTGTTTGTGAAAGAGGTACGCGGTGCCTTTTCCGACGCGCGCGGCTCCGTCCCGGAGAGCAGGTTCATGGCAGCAACCCGGGCCGAAAGCGACGCGCCGCGCCACGCATCGAGCAATTCAGTATCGGCGTCGTCCAACCTCGACCGGCGACCAGCCAACACGTATGTCACGTCCACACCCAGCTCGTCGGCGGCAATGAAGTAGGTGCCGCCGGGCACGTGCGCGTCCTGCTCGAACAGGATTTGAGTCCGCTTGCCCGCTCCGCAGGCAACCGCCATGGCTTCTTGGGACAGCCCAAGACGCTTCCTTTCTTCTTTCAGCCTCGTACCCACAGACATACTCAAATTCCCCTTGACAGGTGCAGTTAACTTCACCAACATTCCACCCAGCTTTTACACGGGGGAAACGGAATGGCTGCAAAACGACGGACCGCGCTGCGCACTCCAGAGCAGGCACGCCAGTGGCTGCGCGACAACGGAGTAACGGTTACCGCTTTCGCTGCTGCTCACAAGCTCAGCCGCGATGCCGTCAACGATGCTCTGCGCGGCGTGGGCAAGGGAAACACCGGTGCGTCTCACCAAGCCGCCGTCGCCCTGGGCATCAAGCGCAAGCCGGATTCTGGCACAAATCCCCTCAAATTCACTCGCGCCAAAAACTCGGCGGGCAAAGCGCGGAGGAAGACCGCATGAGCGCTGTGCCATCAACGGGCCGTCGTGCGGTGTTCTGTTGCGAGTACTGCGGCAATGCGCTGATCAAGCGCACCAGCTGCCTGCAGCACAAATACCTGCGCAACGATGTCTACGTCTGCGAGAACCCACTTTGTGGCGCGAGCTTCAGCGGTCATTCTGAACTGACCGGCGTCGCCAGCCCGAGCGGTATCCCCGATTCCATTGCCAGCGACTTGCCTCCTACGGCGAGCTTCCTGCGCACGCAGTTGCACCAAGCATGGAAGGCAGATCGCGGGATCGATCAGTTGGACCTTCTTGACGCAATCGAAGCGTTAAAAGACGCGCCGACCGCACCCCAGCCGTAAAACACCCACCCTGTTCCACCAAGATGAACTGGCGGCCTTGCCGCCAGCGGGGAAGTACTGCCCATGTTCAGGCACAAGATCCATCACGACGGTTGGGCCTCTGCAATGGCTCCTACTTTCGTCACCACCCCTACGCGGGAGCAGCACGTTTCGTATGCCGAGAAGCTGCGTCAGGCAGAAGCGCTGCGTGCTCAGGTTGTCGCTCATATCGCTGCTGGCGGCCCGTACGTGGTCCTGCCGGTGTACCCCGTTGCACAGGTGTCCGCATGAACGTCTCCACCGGTTTGAACGTTTCCCACACTTTCCCTCATTTTCCCTTGACAGCTGCCCATGGACGGAGCAACTATTCACCCGTCGCCGCAAATTCGGCGACTGGGATTGGTCTCCCAACTTCTACGGCGCACCAGCGCCCATCACATGATGTCAGGCGCTTTTTTGTTGCCCAACATCGCTGTGGGCACGTGCCTGCCAGTTTTATGGCGGGCGGTACGTGGGGGGCTTCGGCCCCGCCGGTCCGTAGTCCGGTAGACCAACCCGTGCCGTCCGCCACCCCGATTGGTCTCGGGATGTCGGACTTCCATAACTACGGAGTCCGCCTCATGGCAACAGATACCCGAGCTGTGCCCAGCGACAGGCCAACGCGCCAGATCGCCTTCATTTTCGGCCACATCGCCGACTGCACCGAATGGCCTATTGACCAGTACCAAGCGCTGGTAGCGCGACTGGTGGCCACCGGCCGCTCCCCGCTTTCCCTGACTTTGGGCGACGTCCTCGAAGCGCTCACGGCCACCGTGTCGGCAATTGATGCCACCGGACAGGCCCATGCCCAGGGGAGCCACTGATGAGCGCTTCACTGCCATCTTCCCGACAGCCCGTCATCGAACTGGGCACCGCAGCACCCGGCGTCATCCTGCGTGCATCCGTGGATCAGCAAGGCATGTTGTTTGCTTCGCTCGTACATGCCGAGTCTGACGCGGCGCTCTCCATCGTGGCGCACCACTGCGATGGCGTGCGCCCGGCCGCACACAACGCCCTGCAGGTCGGGTGCTCCGTGTTCCTGCTCGCCGAGGGCGAGGCAGCACGCTACTTCGCCTGGCTTCAAAGCGCCCGGCTCGACGCCAGGAGGAAGCACTGATGGGACGCTCCAACGGCCACCCTCCACCGCCCGCCAGAAGCCCCGGCCCGCCGCCGCATGACGGGGGTGCCCAGGTCATCGGAGGCGCGGACTACCAGCGATTGTGGAGGCTCGCCCACGCAGCTGACCTGCTGGGCAAGCTGCCCAGCGAGGCCGCGAAGATGCTGGGCATCGAAGCGGATCACACCTCGGCCATTGCGCACCACATCGCCGAAGACCTGACCGCGATCCTCAACCGATCTACGCCGGCCGACGAATAAGCACCACCCCAGCCCGTGCAGTGCACCACCACTGCCGGGTTGCTCAGGAGAGAACCATGCAACACCACCGCACCACCGCCATCGCCGCGGAACAGGACTGACCTTTCATGCAAGAACAAGTCCGCCAACAGGTTCTGTCGCGCATCGAGCGCGACTACGGGCTGAAGCACCGTATTGGTACGGGGTACATGCGCGGGGGTAAGTGCCCCCACTGTTCCAAGAAGGAGCTCTATACCAACTACGAGAAACCGTGGGTACTGCGCTGTGGCCGCAAGGCGAAGTGCGGCCAGGAGGTGCGCGTGCGCGACCTCTACGACGACCTGTTCGATGACTACTCCAAGATGAACCCGCAGACGGCGCAAGCGCCACACGCTGCGGCCGACGCCTACCTTTCCACCGGCCGGGGATTCAGCATCAAGCCGCTGCAGGGGCTGTATACCCAGGAGGACTACTTCGACCGCGAGAAGCGCCAGGGCACCGCCACCGTGCGCTTCCCGCTGGTCAAGGGCGGCTGGTGGGAGCGCCTGATTGATCGGCCGCACCGGTTCGGCAAGAAGAAGGCCCGATTCGCCCCTGGCGAGAGCTACGCCGGGGTGTGGTGGGCCGCAGCCGCCACCGAGCAGCTGCGTACCGCTCGCGAAGTCTGGATCGTGGAGGGCATCTTCGACGCCATCGCACTGCTGCAGCGCGGCGTGTGCGCCGTAGCGGCCATGTCCAGCAATGCCTACCCCGAGCTTTCGCTGAAAGAACTGAGTGACGCTCGGCCCCACGACCTTCCAACATTGGTGTGGGGGCTGGACAACGAGCCGGGTGCGCACGCGTACACCATAAAACATGCCCGTCGCGCCGAGAAGTTGGGTTTCCGCTGTAAGGCCGCTCAGATTGAACAGTCCGGTGACAAGAAGACCGACTGGAATGACCTGCATCTGCGCGCGCAGGCGAGCGAGGGCGGAGACGCCCAGTGGGTGGCTGACGTGGACCTGGCCCTCCACAACGGGGCAATCCTGCTCGCGAAGACGGCCATGGAGAAGGGTCTTCTCATCTACGAGCGGGAACAGCGCACGCAGTTCCACATGGACTACCGCAATCGCCTGTATTGGTTCGACTTCGATCCGACCCGGTTCGACAAGCTGTGCCGCGAACAGGCCACGCGGAAAGAGGACGTTGAAGAAGAGCTGGACAAAGAGCAGGTTGAGAAAATCCGTCGCGCCTGCTGCAACGTTCGGGAAATCGCCAACTGCTACCCGAAGGCACTGTATTACCAGCGCAACGAGCTGACCGATGACGCGTGGTACTACTTCCGCGTGAAATTCCCCCATGACGACCCTGCCGCCACCGGCACCTTCACTTCCTCGCAGGCACTGAACGCCCCGTCATTCCGTGACCGCCTCGGCCATATTGCGCGCGGCGCGATCTTTGATGGCACGGCCGCACAGCTGCTACAGGTCATGAAGGATCAACTGTTCAACATCAAAGAGGTTCATACGGTGGACTTCATTGGGTACACGCCCGAACACCAAGCGTACATTTTTGGCGACCTAGCTGTGCGGCAGGGCGAGCTGGCCGAGGCCAACGCCGAGGACTACTTCGACTTCCGGAAGCTGCGCGTGAAGACCACACAGCGGTCTATCCGCCTGGACATACAGCGCGATCACGAAGGCTACCGGACCGAATGGCTGAACTGGCTGTGGACCTGTTTTGGAACCAACGGGATGGTCGCTCTCACCTTCTGGTTCGGCTCGCTGTTCGCTAACCAGATTCGCAGCACGCACAAGTCGTTCCCCTTCTTGGAGGCCACCGGCGAGGCCGGCGCTGGCAAAACGACGTTACTGACGTTCTTGTGGAAGCTGCTGGCCCGCAGCGACTACGAGGGGTTCGACCCAGCCAAGTCCTCCAAGGCTGGCCGCGCTCGCGCCATGGGGCAGACGTCGGGCATGCCGGTGGTTCTGCTGGAGGCCGACCGCGACACGCCGGACAAGGCGCATGCAAGATCGTTTGAGTGGGACGAACTGAAGGACTACTACGGTGGCGGCACGCTTGCCACCCGGGGCGTGCGCAACGGTGGCAACGAAACCTACGAGCCACCGTTTCGAGGCACCATTGTCATCAGCCAGAATGCTGCTGTGGATGCCAGCGAAGCGATCATGACCCGTATCGTCAAACTGCATTTCCGCAAGCCCCAGGCCACGACGGCAAGCCGCGAGGCCGCTGATAACCTCAACGCGCTGCAAGTGGAGGAAGTGAGCCATTTCTTGATC